GTTTTTATGCTACATTACCTGAGCGAATTATGTATAAAAAGCTTAGTCAAATGATGCAAGGCTCCCATAATTTTATCTTCCAGAGAACAGAAGGTGGTGGGCGTAACTATATCGGTGGTTTTGTTCTTGACTTTCTAATAACGGATAAGCTGCCATACTTAGTAATTGAAATACTGGGTGATTATTGGCATCAGGCTTACGAGAAGGCCGCTGACCTAGAGCGTGAGATGGCTGTTAGACGTGAAGGGTACTTGTACTATGAAATTTGGGAAAGCGAAATATACATTAGTGATGAGTTTCTAGAAAACAAATTAAATGTTATACTAGAAGGTAGAATATAGCTAGGAGGCTATCATGACATACAATCAATACAAGGGTTCAAAAGGCTGGATGCCTGACATCGACCACATAGGCACTACTATGTACGGTTACACCGATGTTCCCCCCGAAACCATGAAACCTATAGCAGTTATTAACCACATCATGCAGGGGTATGCAAGAACTATGATTGATTGGGCTACGAATAATAGCGTACAGAAATCAGCGCACTTCATTATTGACAGGGAAGGAAACATTACTCAGACAGTGAGTATATACTCTCCTGCTTGGCATGCTGGTCGTACTGCTAAAGAATCGTGGAAGTCATTTCCCGGTGGTAACCCGAATAAGTATACTGTGGGTATAGAGCATGAAGGATTCAGTGTAGATCCCGGCTACGGTTATGATTATATTTATGATGGTAGTTGGCCTGAAGCTATGATGGATGCATCAGCTAAGGTACATAAGTGGATACTGGGGGAACTAGGCTTAGAGGCTAATGACCAGACAGTTATCGGACACTTTGAAACGGATGCTGTTAGTCGTGCTAATGATCCCGGTCCTCAATGGAGTAGAGAAGATTTACTTAGTAGGATTAACGGGGGTGGGGGTTCAAGTAGCTCTCAACCATCTGTAAGTTCCGATGAACTTGCCAGTATAAAAGAACGACTAGACATACTAGAAGAATGGGTCCAGTCACATAGGGCCTTTTAATCGTCCTTGATTGCGCCGAGAGTAATCTTGTTATCTTTTTCAATATATGCATCATAGTATGACCCTCTCCAGTCTACTGGTACCTTGTCATTGTCAGATAGTCTAACAAAAAGATCCATACACTCTTCGGAACAGATGCTAGTGTAGAACTCTGATTCATCTCTGGAGATACGGATTGAACCGTCAACCGGCTCTATACCACAAAAGGTACATGGTCCTTCAACAATATCAAGATACTCAACTTTTAGCATCCAGCTCCTTGAAATTATTTTTTATCTATGGTATAATTATATCATGAAACTCGTGACTTTGAAAGCTGACAGTGATGTTCAGCTGTTCCCAATAGGGGACGTACAGTATGGGCCACCCGCTTGTGATATCAATGGATTCCAACGATGGATAGATTATGCAATGTCGCATAAGAATCCAAAGTTTATAGGTACTGGGGATTACATTGACTTGGGCAGTCCATCAAATAGAAACAGTATCGTTGCTGAAGTAAAGAGGGGGAACCTTTACGACACTATTCAACAAGCGTTGGATATGAAGTCAACGGAGTTCCTCAATACAGTTAAGGACATTCTGAAACCCACACAAGGAAAATGGTTAGGTCTTGTTGAGGGTCATCACTATTGGGAGTACGAAGATGGTACGACTACAGATGAGGAATTGGCTAACTATCTAGGATGTGAATTCCTAGGTACTTCAGGTATTGTTACCATGAAATTCCCACGCATTAAGAACGCAACCCCATCATGCTCTATATGGTTACACCACGGTAGAGGTGGAGGTTCGTCTATTGCCGGGCCAATTACTCAGTTGGAAAAGATGCTACATTCTTTTGACGCAGACATATATCTCATAGGTCACCACCATAAGAAGATAGCGACGAAGGTACAAAAGCTGTATGCAAGTAGTGCAAAGAGGCTGGCACACAAGGATGTTATCCTAGCGTGTACAGGAAGTTGGTTGAAGGGATACATGGAAAATTCTTCCACATATGTTGAGAAGGGTATGATGTCCCCCGCCGCATTAGGCGGAATTAAAATAGATATCAAGACGGAAGATGCGTCTGTTGATATGGATATAGTACTGTAGGAGGTACAAATGTTTGAGAAAGAAAAATTGCAGGATTTAGGAGAACGCTGTGTGATGACATTTGCTCAGGCTTTTCTAGGTATCGTTGCTGCTGGCCCTATGGTTGGTATGGATGTTGAGCCTATGAAAGCAGGGGCAGCTGCAGGTGTTGCAGCCGTACTGTCAGTTGTAAAGACTTACGTAGCACAGCACTCAGGTGACAAGTCAGGAAACCTATTAAAGTAGCATGAACCAACTTGAGATATCACCTGACGAATTGATACTAGCTTATGGTGAGCTAGGCATACAGTGTCGTATCTTAGAGCAGACGATTAAACAAAAAGATGAGAAGATTGCACAGCTAGAAAAGCAGCTGGAATTCTATGATGATAAGTTATGGAATGAGTCAGCGCCGGAAAACAATCTGGCCTAGCTACCAAATCAAATCATCAATAAGTTGTCTGAATTTAACTAGATGTTCCATTGTATTAGGTATTTCGTCACGAGACCTTGCTAGATAAGCAGGGTGATATAGGGGCATAATATATGTTGGATGTGTGGAGTCCCACCACCCCCGACGTATATGCCCTTGTATTTTTCCTATTCCGCCCTTGTTTGGAAAGTCAATAAACTTGTTGGTAGAGAACCTACCGAAAGTAATCACACCCTTTGGTTTAATAAGTTTTAATTGTTGATCGAGCCATGGTGCACATGCATCTATCTCGTGCTGCTTGGGGTCAGGGTTGCCATCACCTACCCAACACTTCACCATGTTTGTTATATATGTATCTGCTCTGGAGTATCCTGCATCTTGCAGTATCTTTGTAAGGAGTTGCCCCGAATAACCAATGAACGGTTTACCTGTGCGGTTCTCTTGATCACCGGGAGCTTCTCCTATAATTACTATATCAGCGTTTACAGGGCCTTCACCTGCTACGCCAAATGTCCTATTGTTGTGTAATCCACACTGGCGACAGGCTCTAATCCTATTCTCTATATCAGATAAATGGGTGGTTGATTGGTCTCCTACGCTCATACAATGCCTTTCTATTCATCAGCTTGGCCCATGTGCCAAACGTCATTTCTTTTGGTTTCCCCGCCAAAAGTTTTTCATAATCTTTTACTAACATTAGATATGGATCACCCCCTATATTTCACAAGCATCTCCATCACAGTATAGGTCCGCTTGCTTATCGCCATCACCAATAGCTGATAGTACCAATGGTTGTAGGTTTTGTTTCTTAGCGTTGTACTCCTCTTCGGTAATACTCTCGTATGGAGCCTGTTGGTATGCACCAGTAGGACTGAGGGGTAGGAACGCTATATCCTTTACCTTATCCTTACTCCAGTTAATCATCTCTGTTAGTTGTTCAGGTCCGTATTCTTCTTTGTCGAACTTAACAGTAGCACTCACTGCATTGTCTGCCCAGAATCTAGCTACGTCAGCTATCAACTCTAGGTGTTCCATAGGTTCTACATCTGCTTCAGAGCGTACACCTACACCTGCATCTACAGGGAATTCTACTATTACGGAGTTATCAGGGTCAATCACAGCAGGTTCTACGTGGTATCCTGCAGCCTGTAGTGGCTCTACAAGGGGGCTATTGTCAGCTAATGTGACACGTCTGATATGGAATCGTCCCTCTACATTGTAGTGAATACCGGGAGTTACACCGGCTACGAGAGATACCGTACCACTCGGCTTAACAGATGTCCTGCGTATACTCGTAGGTACATCAAACCACTGGGAATAGATTCGATCATAGTCACCACTCCAATGATATCCATGGTCCATCCAATCCTTAAGTACTTCGTTACCATGCTTACCTACGAACTGTGTGATACCAGTAAGGGACAAACCAATACGTCTGTTGTTTGCCATAATCTCTCTGGATGTTCCATCCTCTATGTTAGAGGAGGCGAGAGTGACAGTCTTACCATATAAGTAAGCGAACTTGATAACTCTTCTGAACTCTTCCTTGCTTTTGATATGCGGCAAGTAGATTTCAACAAGCGTACACATTTCTTTGTGTCCTAAAGGCTGTTCACCACATGGGTTAAAGCCTAGTGCATGTTCATCCGTTGTATCTATTATACCATTCATTCGTCCATAGTTATGTACGTTATCTAACCAAGCAAATCCCGGCTCACCGTTGTGCCATGTACGTTCAGCTAATCTGCTAACGTCCGACTCAGGTGTTATGAACACACTGTTGTTAGATGCCCACCCATAATCTATGCGCTCAGGGTACTTGTTGTAATCCTTTAGGTCTATGAATGTCTCATCATCCTCTTGACCAAATGCTATCTCAGCAGAACGTCGAACATTCCCTGCAATAACACAGCGGCCTATCATGTTTGCTAGGTCTACTATCTCTCTGGTACCTAGCTTCTCATCAATCTTATTGTCTAGTACCGTTCGGATACTATGATGCAGCTGGCGTAGAGGGTCAGGCCCACTAGCAATACCACCAAATCCATTAATCGGTTCCCCCTTTGGTCGTATATCTTTGTAATCAAATTCGATTGTAGCCATACGCTCCGGCATGAGATACGAGTTTATGAGTAGCTCAACTGACTTGACCCATCCTTCTCTTGTATCAGGAATTGTTATAATAGCCCTAGTCTTTTCTGGTTTGTTAATTGTAAGGATATCTTTACCCTCAGTATCAAAGCCCACACCTACACCGAGCATACTCATGTGCATTATCCATGAGAAGAATGATCCTTTTTCTTTGTAGATGTGCTTAGATGAAATGAACGCACAGTTTTGTAGGCACTCAGATACTCCTCTGTTCATTACAAAGTCAGTACCCATCATCCATAAGCCACGGCCCGGAGGTGACCACTTCATCCTGAACATAAGGTCGAACGCTTCTTGTGCTGAACGCTGTGCCTTATCAGAATCCCATGACTCTTTAGTCATATGATCTTGTTGTATCTGATACATGCCATTGATGACACGCTCACATACATCATGCCACTTCTCTAAACCCTGTGTCTTAGGGTTATCTGATCGTGAGTATGTACGTAAGAAGACTACTTCACCTAAACCATTCCAACCAAACTCAGGTTGTTTATCTTTGTATGTGTCTAGGAATTGTTGGTTTAAAGCGAAAACGGTCATTGCGCCCTCCTTGGCGTAGAAAAATGGGATGAGAATTCAGTGGGAAATACTGATTATTCTAATTATAACATATAATTGTTTCGGGGATGTTTCGTAGTTATTTCGTAGGTGTTGCGAACTTGTCTAGTTCATCAGCATACACCTTCAAGAACTCATTAGTGTACAGGTTTGATACTTCACTAACGGTCTGCTCAATAATATTCACAGCATCTTCTCGTCTACCTGATGGTGTTTGTTCTATAATCCAGTCGTGTATATCTGCCATTCGTACATGTATTAGCTCGTGTATAAGTGTCTTGGTAAATCTATCTAGGTTTGTTACAAGGTCTTGCTTAATTATTATTGTTGCTTCTCTATAGTGTGGTATCCATGATGTTGTTGCATCTATTCTTTTATCTTTCTCTGGTTTAGAAGGTAATATTATATTGATTACCCATTGCGGTTCCAGTCCCATCTTATCTACAATAAAATTAGATAAGTCTATAAACGCTTTCCATTCTGCTTTAGTGACACCTAACTCCGATGGTCCATCAAGTCTTGGCTTGGTTCCTCTGGATGATCTCCATAAAACGTAGTCTTTGATATTAAGAATTTTGGCTTCTCCTCAAATTTAAACACTGGGTTGTCTTCTACTATTAATCGTTCAAGTAATCCTTTCTCTATAAGGCGTATGTTTCTTTCAAACTCTTCTTTTACTTCTTCAAGATCATTAGAAGAGTACATTATATACGAGTTACCTAAATCTTGATTAGGACTAAACGCTAATATATGATCATGTCCTGTATCTTCTTGGTGCTTGTATAACCTAGCATATGTAGTAGTTATGTTGACACTGAACAGAGGCATCTTGGATATATGATGTATCAAAAATCCCATGAATGCATCTATATTTATAATTTGTATAGAGAAGTCTATATCTCCAAAGAGAACAAATACTATATCATGTAAGCCATCTTTGGTTTCTACTTCAGGAGGACGTGATATCTCCATCAGAGGTGGGTGAGTGTACTGATCCTTCGTCCCGTCCTTCCACATGAAGGAGGAACTCGGAAGGTAATCGTCTGGTTTGATTGTTCGGGTTTCTGACATTCTTTGTTAAGTGATTGTACACCTGTGTCTTAATCACTTCTCCTACTTTGCTATCGTTTAGTACATCTTTCTGGTCTAGTATGGATGTATTCTCTGTTTGACTTTCATGTAACTCTACGAGCAATGCCCTAGGTATTTTGATAAATGCCACAGGCAATCCTTCTACTAATTCATATACAGGATCAGTTGGATCTAGCACCCACTTCTGTCCTGTCTCATCTTCTACTATTAATTGAGATACCATAATATTTCTTCCGCTGTTTTCTCTCCCACGCCTTTAACTTGTGTCAGTTCTGTCTTCTCTGCATTGGCAAGATTCTTTATACTACCAAATTCACTTAGGAGCAACTGTGCCATCTTCGGCCCTACTCCTCTCATACCCATAAGAACTGTCCACTTAGATTGTGACCTAGGGGGAACGGCAAACGGTTTAGGAGACAACGCCAGTGTGCTGTGCTCACTTCTAGTTTCATACTTGTACAGACTAAGCAGATGAAAGGGCAGGTACCAATCACTAGGATTGTACTCCACTCGTACTGCATGGGACTGTATCGTGCGTAGCTTAGATACAAATGCATCTGGTGAGTGCTGTAGATTAATCTTCTTAGTCTTAATCTTACCGCCCTTCATCCACTGATAGTAACCATCCACCAACAACACTACGACATCCGCATCAGACTGAAGACAACCATTTAGTTGTCTAGCTATCTTACTACCGGGATCTCTCATAGTGGGATTTGTTGACGAGATGAAGTCTGTAGGAGTTTTTCTTTCGACAAGGATAGTACGCTTATTACCGTTGTCTTGAGTGATGTCCATACGATAGTCACCATACTCAAGCTTCTCGACAGAGACAGGGATCTTAGAAGCCTTGAAAGCTTCTCGAACAATGTCTATAGACCCCTGCTCTCTTGAGTCGATTGTAAGCATTACTTATGCGGGTAGTATAACTCGCCCTCCACTTGCCTTTACATCTTCACAAGCCTGTACATAAGTATCCCATAGTCCTTGTTCAATGTCGAACGTAGACCAAAGACTAGACTTGTTGTTGCCTAGGTACGGACGTACCTTGTCTTTCATTGTGGCTATCTGGTAACTAACCGGAGCCATCTTTAGATTCAGTGCGAACACAGTATCGAAGCGTTGAGTATTACGTTTCTCTCCGCCGGGTTTAAACCCTGCTTGCTTCCACATAGCTGTGGTCTCACGTACTGTTATATCTTTGTCAGCACCTACACCCTCTATATCTACTGGATGTGCCCATGCTGTAGCAGCTACATGAAACGGTGCACGGCCCGTAGCTACATCTAAGAAATCTTTGTTGTGCTTTGTTTTACACCAACCCCACTTGTCAATACCCGGAGCTGACGTACCTAGTCGTAGTTCCTCCACTCTATTAGAGAGTGTGATACCGTTGACTTTCATTTCATAATCTGCTTGTACTAGGTCCCATGCTTTATCCAACCCATCTATCATGAGCCAGTCACCAGCCTTTAGTGTCTGCTTTGCTTTGTTGAAAGCATCAGCTAACTGATCCCAGTTCAAGCACGGTTCGACCTCAATCTCAAGGTCAGGGTACAAACCATCAAGTAACTTGCCTAGTTTGTTTTCTAGATCTATCATAAAGATCTTAGAATCTGGATGCTTGTCTGCAATATCCAACAGTGATGATGACTTGCCGGAACTATCTGGACCTACTATTAATATTGTTTCTTTATACATACGTTAAACTTTCTACATTCACTGACACATTTGGTAATGCATCACACGGTAATGGACAGTTGCCACACCACCATCCGGGAGTAGGAGGAGTAATCTTCTCATCTAGTGACCGAATGACTTGTGGTATCATGTCATTTAATAACCAATCAGTATGCCTCCTATCTCTATTCGTTGTTGACCACACAATACGTGGGCCTTTTGTTTTTAAGAATATAAACTGTACAAAGTGAACGGACACTTTCTCCCATGCACTAAGCGCAGCATATACTGTAGCCTGTAAGTCTTGGTCAAGCCACCGTTCATTCATTGGGCTTGTCTTAGTCTTCCAGTCTATTATTGTAGCGGGTTCCCCCATATAATCAAGGTACCCATGAAGCTTCCACTTCTTGTTGATGTTCATCTCAAGATGTTGTTCAGTTGCTATAGGGTTACTTAGGTAGGGGAATATCTCATCGTACATCTGGGGTACGAGTAGCTTTGAATCTTCTATGGACTTCTCTAGAAAATCACTGTTCCACGGACAGGTGTCTAATACGTTAACACCGTTATCGTTATCAAAGCCTTCGTTCCAGATTGTTTCCATATGTTCAATAGCAATATCTTGATCAAGCCAGTTTCCAGACTTGATGTATATATTGATAACGTCTTCCATGAACTTGTGGATGATTGTTCCACGCACAGTATTCTGTGTGACTTGGTAGTCCAGTTCCAAATCCGACATCTTCTCTCGTCGAAATCGTTCTGGACATTCTGAGAAGAGTGATAAGCCACTGTATGATAATGTTTTCATATTTGATCCTATTGATGACTTCTTTGGAAACTATCAAGAATGTGCTAGGCACGTAAGGACTTATTCAGCGAGTTCCCCCTTCGCGTCACCTTAAATGTTGTCTCATATGATTGGGGAATCATGTAAGTATGAGACTCAATAATCCTTGATAACTTCCAAAGAGGTCACCAATATGTCTACACATAATTATAACATATCTGCAGACATTTGGCAACCCCCTAATCGGAGGAGTTATTCGCTAGTAGCTAGCTGATACTTGCTGCTTTGATGCAAGAGCTTCGTCTTGAACAATGGCAATGCCACGCTCAAGGTCAAAGTCTTCTGCACTTCCAACAGTTGCTAGCACATCATACTTGCGCTCAGTACGACCACGGAATTCCTCAGTGTACGATGCAAGTACTAGGACTTTACCAACTAGGTCAGAACTACCGGGGTTCGGCAATCCAGCGTCTGAACACTGTCTGGTTATCCTACCAAGATCAGTCTTGGCATGCATGGATGGAGACTTACCTGCTTCCAACGCTTCAGCTTGCGCTCGACTAATGTTGATGTATATGTCACGATCAGGACTCGAAACTTCAGGGTGTATCTGGCGGTAAGACCATTTCAATTCCACTTTAGGGAATGAACGCTCTTCACCAGTTTCCTTGTCGTTGTAAGTGATCGTTCGCTTTTGAAACACAGGTTCCCCTGCAATTTCTGCTAAGATGACCGTTCGGTCAGAGACGTTGTTTGCGTCAAGAAGATCTTCACCCAATTCCAACACCTCAATTTCTTCTGTAGCCATTATATATATTTCCTTATCTATTTACAAATCTATTTCTAGGTACTTGATGGCTTCAAGAAACCACTGCGGAATGTCNGCCTTATGTTTCCTAGCTATGTCCTCAAACATTGCGTCAAGGATATAGATAGAACAAAAGTCTTTCTCATTCCTCATACCTCTTCCTGAGCCTTGAATGATATCTGAAATTGCTTTCCATGTGTACCAATCAGGGTCTTCAGAGAGCCGTTCTCGTACTACTTTATCCCCAAGAGACAGGTAAGGTACCTTGGGCATAATGACGTAACGACATTCATCATGCGGGAAGTCTTCGCCTTCTAAGATAGAGGGCGATAAAAGTATACTAGCCTCCTCCGATTCTTTGAATTCCCGAATAATTTCATTTTTATTACTCGCACTGTGTGTCATCATGAGTCGTCTGTATTTAGAATTGTTTCTAATCAACTCGGCTCGAGCATAACTTACAGTGTGAATAATTCCTTTGTGTTGTCTAGCCATGTGCGCACCAATGATAGTATCAATTTCATCTATCATGGCTGGCATTAAACCAGACTCAGACTTAGTAGACATTCTGCCCACTGGCCTGTAATAAACAGGTCTACGTCTCACTTCATAGACACTCTCTGTCTCTATTATATCATAGTCCTCTATACCGAGTCTATCAATATCATCGTGATTCATAGTAGCGGTCATTAGTACTACCTTGGGTACATCTCCGAAGAGATAGTTTGTGTAGTCCCTTACGAATACAGGCCGCAACTTATACACAGAACCAATCTTATCAAATACCCACGGCTTGCCATTTTCTAAATCTACACCGGCTCGTATCATCAAGGTCAGGTTACGAGCAAGCCTCTGATACTTACCGTATCTCGACATGGCTCGTTTATAATCGGTTGTACTACCTTTGATTCTATCTCCAGCAGCCCCACCAGTTATACCATAAATCCATAATCGAGCACGTTGTAGCTCTTCTTCTATCTCTGGCATATTTTCTGCAGCCCAGTCTGACATACCTTCCACCGTAAGATTACGTGGTCTACGCCATGACATTGAGCCTATATCCCGGTCAGATATCTCAGCAGACACATGCTTCTCTAACTCTAAGTTAGCTAAGTGTGCCTCATCACAAAACAGCAGTTCAGGCTGTTTGAATGTTGTTGAGAACTCTGACGTGTACATATACAGAGGGTAATTAAAGATTGCAAAGTCTGAAACGTATGCACTCTCCCTATCTATGAAGTAATCACATGATGATTTGACTGCACATTGAAACCCTACTTGACAGGGTGCTTGTGTTACAGNNACATCTGCNATAAGACANTCATAATTATCTCTACCTTTTANCACAGGTGCAAAGGAAAAGGAGGAACGTAGTTGATCCTGNAACCTAAGTGTAGATACCACAACATGAGTACGTTTCTCTAACGCTCGTTGTGCTACCACTGACAATAGAGATTTGCCAGTACCTGTTGGGGCGACGAGAACAAGGAATCGTTTATCAGTTTCATACCAGTCCAAAATCTTTTGAGCTAAGTCTTGCTGATTAGGATACCATTCATTCTCATCTAACCCGTATTCTCTTGGGGTTGATGCTACTAATATTCCAAGTCTCCTTCCATATCTTCAGGTGTTATTATTGATTGTATTAATGCTGCAACTTCCATGTCATCTAAACCTAAAAGCTTAGAGTACGCCTTTGTTATTGCGTCAAGCAGTTCATCTGAAAACGGTACGTGTTCTGTCTGATTAAAGATGTTAAGTAATAGAGGATGATTGGAACTAGTCAACCAGATATGACGGAGTGTTCCATCTTCTGTTTGCTGCATTCTAATAAATAGCTCAAGAGTTATTAACCTTAGAACAGCATTCATATACATGTCTTGTGTCCATGAATCAAACTCTTTCTTTGCTATCTCTTCAATCTCATCTAGTATGCTCAACTACCAACTCCTAATGCGTCTAGTGCTGCGAATGTCTTTTTCTTTATCTGTTCCCCACGACCACCTACCATAGCAGATGCAAACCTACGTTCACTCTGTGTTCTAACGGTAGCAGACTCACGCTTGTTAAACGGGATACCGTGGTCAGCATAACCTGAAGCAGCCTGTAAGAATGAGTATGCGGTCTCTCCGTTACGATCATATTCCTCATCAAGGAACTGAGTAACAAAGATGTTACGCTGATTCTTTTGCCAGCTAGTCATGTCATCCCCTGTAGGGTCACCGAATAAGTGGTTGAGAATATCCTTCTCTCTAGAGGCTGCTAAGTTAACGAGCATAGCTTTCTCTAGCCACTCTTTCATACGTCTGTTTGCCGCAGTAGTTATTAGTACTGATTCCCGTGCAATTTCAAGGTTGGTACGCATGTTAGTATTGTGGCGTACCTTAAAGGATGCTTTACTCTGTGTCCAGTATCTGCTCTGTGTTGCAGCGGTAAGTGTATTATAGCACACTACCCGAACATTTGTTGGGAGCAGGTGGATAGCATACTTACCATCATGTCCCGTTGAGATAAGGAAGTACTGCCAGTAATCTTCATCACCAACTCGCATATCTTCCTCAAGCTTCATAAGCCCGGCAAACTTCTTACCACCATCAAGAACCATCATTGATTCCCAACGAGCAATACCATCTTGTAGCAGACTATCTGCCCAGTTGATTGCCTCTATGTTTTGAAACGGTTCATACTTATCAGATGTGATACCGAGAATCTGTTGTGTATCTTCTCGTACAACTGCTACCTGATTTGGTACAGGTACATCACGCCATCCATCTTTAATAAAGAGAGGAGACTTAGATACTTTATAATCAAAGTTCCCTAACTTCAATGCCTGTTCAGTGGTGAAGTTCTCAGGTACTGTTATACCTACTCCATGCCACGCTGGTTTCTCTGCGTATACCGCAGAACCTTCTTCTACTAAGTGAGCCATACTAATTCCTTTCTAGTGTATATCGCCCCAGTTTTTTCCTATCGAGTACTCTGCAACAAGCGGTACGTCTAATGACATTGCATCTTCAAATGCTAACAGTACCTCCGGTGCTATACTTGTAAGTTCTTGTTCATCTCCCTCCAGTAATACTTCATCGTGTATTTGTTGCACCAACTTTATACCGGGATTAAACTTATCCGGATATATTTTGTCAAGTAATTCTTGTATCTTGTTGGTTGCTATCTTTGTGATGTCACCACTTGCTGTTCCTTGGAAGAGGGAATCAAATGCTGACCGTTCTGCTGCGCCACGTTCAGAACTATTGTATGAATTGATGCCGTGTATGTATGACCTGTGACCTCCAAGTGATTCAACATACCCATACTTGCGAGCATCAGTAATAACTGCTGTACGTAAGCGTTCAATCTCTGGTATGTTCGATGCAATCTTGTTAAGTACATTGGCTGCATAATCCACTGGTCTATTCAACATCATCGATATCTTTATGGGAGAGGCCCCGTAGATAACGGCGTATACGATATTTTTAGCTGCACTTCTTTGGTCTCCGGTAATCTCACTAACAGGAACTTCAAAGATAAGCGATGCCATTTCTTTGTGGACATCTCTTGTCTCGTCAGAGAAAGCGTCAACGAGGGTCCGGTTTTTAGAGTAGTGTGCAAGAATCCTATACTCAAGTTGTGCTGCATCAGCTGACAAGAGTACGTGTTCCCCCTCACCTTCAAATAACCTTCTGATTGATTTGCCATTGTCTGTCCTTATCGGTATGTTCATTAGGTTTGGCTCGGTTGATGCCAGCCTACCTGTTATTACTCTGAATGGATTAAGCCTTGAATGTATCCGATTGTCCGTACCGATGTGGTCAGGGTATCCCTTGAGATAGGTGTTAATTAACTTTGCTAACTCTCTATACTCTAGTATAATACCAACCACTTCATGTGTGTTCTCGATACGTTCAAGCTCTGCCTTTGATGTGGAGTACCCTGTCTTAGTACGTGCTGTTGTAGGTAACCCTAGCTTCTTGAACAGTAGCTTACCTAGCTGTACCGGGCTATTGACATTCATCTCTTCGCCATTGTACATCTGTATCCTACTGTTTAATAGTTCAGCACGACCCTCTAACTCATGGAGCAGAGGACTTAGCTTCTCCATATTTAAGAACATACCATTGTAAGACATGCGTATACATGCTGATAAGAATGGCATCTCTATCTCTGTGTATCTTTTGTGTTGCTCCTCAGTTAATCGCTTACCTAATACTTGTCCTAATCTAAACGACTTGACGGCATCATCAGCAGCGTAAGGAGCACCACGAGCAATGTCAATGTTATCAAAGGTATCCCCCTTTGTTACTGCACCAAACTCTTCCATAACATCACCGAGTATGTCAGCCGACAATGCCTTCAGCCCTAGTTTGTTAGGTTGTGGTACATGCATACCTAACATATAGGCAAACCCTTGCACATCTAATAGATTAGTAGGGAACCCTAGTCCATGTTCAGCTGCCATCAGCACATCAAAAGAGAGGTTGGCACCGACTAAGGTTTTCTTAGCCAACATAGGATGAAGCTTATCCTTCACCTCACCCCATGGTACATTCTTATATTCACCTTCTGTATTGTGAGATACTGGCAGGTAGTACCCATGCTTACCGTCGAAGCTAAATGATTCTCCTACGATATGGTTGTTCTGCCAACTAAGTCCATTAGTTTCCGTATCCCACCCTACTATATCAACTTTAGATAGTTTTGTCAAGAAGTCAGGGAGGTCTTGTATCACCTCATAATTAGAGAATGATTCCCTACCCACCTTGACATGTATATTATCTGCGATAGATTTCAACTTGATCTCTCCTTCCATAGGATTCTCAGCCCAATCCCATCGCTTCTTTCTTGTCTGACCTGCCTTCATCTTAGCTGCCTTGCTAGGCTCCACAATCTTCTGCTTGGCAAAGAAGCTAACATCTCTAGGGTCATACCCTAGGTCAAGCTTAACTCTGTTGGCAGTAACTTCTTGTGGGTCTAGCCAGTTCTCAGATGGTCTATAGCTAGTGGCACCATAGTTATTCAAAGCCAGCACTTCAGGATTAGCTGACATAATAACTGCATCATCGAATGATATCCCCGCACGTTTAATACTGTTTAATACATTGGTGGTGTAGTGGCAGTCTTGAAAGAAAGCACCACGATTATCCTCAGTATTAAACACTACAATAGTATCAGGGTAGTGCACCATCTTTAGTTTGTATGACATCCTCAGTGCTATTAGATTTACCAGCTTGGTATCTAATGGAGGACTCATCATCTTGTGTAGACTTGGCAGGTCGAATAGTAATATCATACTCAACCTCCTCAAAAGGTATGTAACTTATCCATGCTTTATCCATATATCTGTCTCGCTGTCCATACATCTGGACTATCTGCGGCTGACTCCCAACAAAACTTGTGAGCATCATAGCCATCAGCCGTACACCATGATTCTTCACCCTTCTCTATGCCTTCCTCACAGAATATACACTCACTATCATATACTATCTTACTCATAACTTCTGCCCTCCTATAGTGGGGAACCTTCTACGTTGTGTTTCTGTGGCCGTTAGTACGATGTCGCTTGATAGTGCTGTCATGACACGTATCATTGTGTCCTTATCGTATATCATATGACCACATATATTACATATGTATTCTCCCGGATCATCTTCACGTACTGACCGGGACTTACAGTTAGGACATTGCATCTTTTATACCCACCAATCTTACATACATTACCTTGCCAAAAACTTCTATTTGTGATACTTTCCTATGCTGTTGCATATCTTTTAGGTGCCGCATGATAGTAGTACCTGCTACGCCAGATCGTTCTTCAATTTCAATTGGCTTATACGGATGATTCTTTTTCATAGCACGTACAATTTTCTCTCGTGATTTTTTATAGCGTGGTTGCTTAAACCTTTTAGGTACACCCCACTGTCCCTTCAACTGTTCCTCATTCTGAGGAGAATCAAAGATTTCTGCGGGTAACCAATTGGCTTGGCAGTCACTACACATACCACATATCCCATAGCGTTCTTGTCTAGCAATGTGCATTGAATCTAAATCTACAGTGATGCCACAACCTAGGCATTCACCAGCTAGTATAGCTTCCGAAGGTTCTTTACCGAACACTCTTACAGAAAGGTCATTCAGTATATTAGTGAAAGATTCAGCACGTTCTTTGTTTATAAAGGTACTCATATCAACCCAATCTTTTTTGTGCAGTATTGTAGTAGCTTTTTACTAGCTCACTGCCTATGAATTTTCTATTCAACCTCTTAGCTACAACACCAGTGGTACCTGTACCCATGAATGGATCATAGATTGTATCACCTTCTTCGCTGAAGTTCAAGAGGATTCTTTCTACTAATGCTTCAGGCATTTGTGCAGCATGATTATCTACCTTCTCATGTGGTAGTGGCCTACCTATATTCCATACATCATCCAACGTACCACGTTCAAACGTACCCTTATCTCTAAACTGTCTGCTAATAGCATAGTCATTATCAAACACCAGTATAAGTTCAGAGCGCCGATTCAATACTTGTTGTTGCATAGCGGGCTGTCCGTTCCCCTTATCCCAGATAATAATCTCCTTTAGATACTTAGAGAAGTCTCCAATTATTTTAAACCATGCACGTTTACTGCCAGTAACAATGCCCACATTATAAAAGATTAGGTCAGAGATACCAAATAGACTTTCAAGTACTAAGCTATGAAAGTTTGTGTACTCATCAATCGGCATGTTATCTGTGAAGCCATCATACTTATTACTAAACTCTTCAGTAATCTGGCGGCTACGATACTTACCATTTTGTATACGTAGATTCATATTGTAAGGGGGTGATGTTACTACCAAATCGACAGGCTGCCTAGTCTTTTTATTATCTCGTACATGTTCCCATCTCAACCTATTGATTGTGTTTAAACAATCTTCGTGGTAAATCTCTGACATAATTCCATACCTTCTCCGTTGTAGGTGTAGTCTGTTTATAATACAGACGAATCCAATACTGGAACAGCTCATTAACTGTATCTGCCTTTGGATCCTGCCGTCCTATACTATCCATTACTTCTCTATTTAATGTTGCAAAGATAGCAAGTGCTAGTTGCCTATCATTTGTGTCATGTATTACACCCATACTACTTCTCCCAATTCCAGTCTTCATTATCATACTGGCGCTCATCATCGTAAAGGTTAGCCTTATCATCTTGGTCACGTTCCCATTGTTCGGCCTCTTCATCAGACAGTAAGCGCCACCTACCACCACGTAGCAGGTCATCATTATCTATCTCATCTTGTACAAAGTTTCCTATAGCATCAGTGATGATATGATCTGGCATCTCGATGATAGCTTGATGTCCATTCTCGTTAAAGAACTCTACATAAAACTTTGGATACATCGCTCTCCAACCCATTACAACCTCCTCTTAAGCGTCGCTGTTTTCACCTAAGTCATCTTCTAGTATCTCTTTTATCACAGCCTTCAATGATGTCTCATCAACACGTAAGGTTATGTCTACATCTGTATTA